GTCGAGTTCGAAGCTTGTCGAATGTACCTCGAACGCGAGGCTCGCGCTTGTAACCCTCGATGGGTACTACTACTTGGTAACGCTGCCCTACAAGCTGTGGCTCGAAAGTCTGGGATTACGAAGCAGAGAGGTGTTCGTCTCAAGGTCAAGGATCCTGTGTGGGCTAATCGTCAGGTCATGGCGACGTTTCACCCGGCGTATATCCTCCGCAATCCGGGGCAGCACTCAACGCTAGCGGAGGATGTCAAGCGATTTGCGAGGATGATGCGTGGTGAGTTCCAAGTCGTCCCTGTCAAGAGTAAGTACGTCGGCAATGCCGCCACCGTTCGATGGCTCAGACGTCAACTCGAGCAACTTCCCCCGGGTACAGTTGTGTCATACGACGTGGAGAATCGAGGTCGACCGTGGGAAGGAGAATGGGATGTGGTCTGCCTCGGTATCAGTTGGGATGGAGAGACCACGTATGTCGTCCCACTCTCGCACCCCCAGAGTCCTTTTCGAAGTAAATGGCAGAATGTCCTCAGATATCTCGGACCTGCACTGCGACGAGCTGACCTCAAACTTGTTGCTCAAAATGGCAAGCATGATAACCAGCAACTGGCAGGAGCTCGGGTTTTCCTTGAGCACCGATTCGACATAATGCTGGCTGCGCACCTGCTAGATGAAAACCGCCCGAAGAACCTCGGCTTCCTGTCTCAGTCAGTACTCGGGGCTGACGTGTATAAGGGGATGGTCGAACTCAAACCTGAGAAGATAATGAAGGAACCCCTCAGGCGCATCGCGAGCTACAACGGTAACGATGTAGGCTACACGCACCAGATCTACCCTCGGCTGCGTGAGGAACTGATCGCGCAACCACGGCTGACGCGACTGTTCGCCAAGCTGATGATGCCGGCCTCGCATGTGGTGCAGCAGGTCGAAGCAGCTGGCATGTACGTCGACCGCAAGAGACTGTTCCACAGGATGGAGGTCTTGCGGGGTGAGATCGACGACCGCAAGGAGGTGTTGCGTGAGCATCTTCCACACCGTTGGCAAGAGGACTTCAACTTCAATTCCACCCAGCAACTTGGGCGTTGGCTTTTCTCTAAGAGAGGGCTTGGGCTTTCCCCGCTTGAGACGACAGCTTCGGGGCGTCCCTCCACACGAGAGGCAGTCCTACTTCACTATCACGATCACCCCGCTGTCCAAGCGCTTCTCGAGTACAGAACGCTACAACTGAAGTGGATGAACACGTACCTTTTGCCCTGGTCCACCAGGTTAGATTCACGAAGCCGCCTCCACACGACGTACAAGTTGTATGGTACAGTGACTGGGCGTTTGTCTGGGGACCTGCAACAGGTACCGAGGGATTCCTTCATACGTGGTGTGATTGGTGCGCCTCCGGGGTGGCTCTTCGTACAAGCGGACTACAGCCAGATCGAGTTACGCATCGCTGCCCACATCGCCAAAGAGAGGAGAATGCGAAGATCGTTCCTGACTGGGCAGGATTTGCACCTCGTGACCGCGTGCTCGCTTACTGGGAAGTCACCGTTGGACGTGACGAAGGAGGAGCGTAAGCGCGCGAAGGCTGTCAACTTCGGGTTCCTGTACGGTATGTATCCGAAGAAGTTCCAAGCCTACGCCTTCGAGAACTACGGCGTCGAGGTCACGATCAGCGAGGCTGAGCTTGCACGCAAGCAGTACTTCACAATGTTCCACGACCTGGAGGCGTGGCATGACCGTCAGAGACGTGTTGCCCACAATTACCACCGCGTCGTATCCCCCCTCGGGCGAATACGTCACCTTCCGGACATCTTATCCTCGGATAACGGTGTGCGTATGGAGGCCGAACGTCAGGCCATCAATTCCCCGGTACAAGCAACTGCGTCAGATCTCATGCTGTTCTCCATGGTTCAGCTGCAGCCTCGTCTTGACCCCCGTAGCGCGTTCATTGTCGGCACGCTTCACGACGCGATCTTCCTCCAGGTCCGCGAGGATAGAGTGGCAGAGATCGCGCCGATCATCAAGGAGGTGATGGAGAACTTGCCGTTGAAGAAGACGTTCGGTGTAGAGATCGACATCCCCATCATTGTGGACGTAGAGTGGGCGCAGCACTGGACGGGCACGCCCGATGCGTCGGGGCTAGGAATCGAGGCATAATGCCAGGGATGAATCAATCGAGGATCAAACAGTTCCGTCGGTGTCAGAAGCAATATTCATTCCGCTATGACTATGGTGGTGAGGGTGTGGAGCTCGTACCGAAGCGACACAAGGTACAGCTACACCGAGGGACATGGCTTCACGAACTACAAGCAGCTCACAACCGTCAGTGGGCACGCGAGTCTGGCTTCAGGATCAAGTACGAACCGTGGCAGGACGTGCATGCTCGCTTCGTCGAGGAGTACGAGGGCATGTTCGACGAGGAGAAGGAGGAGTACGGTGACCTACCCACAGAATGCTACCGGCTGTTCAGGTCTTACCTGCGATTCTGGCGTGACGAGGCAGATCAATACAGAGTTGCAGCACTGCATAGCGGTAAGCCTGCCATCGAGTTTGTCATCGAGTACCCGCTACCGAAGGTTGGTCGAGGATTCCCGTTCAAGGGTCGCATCGACCTCATGGTCCAGGACGAGGAGTACGGCGGTCTTTGGATCCGTGATGCCAAATGGGTAAGAACCATCCCCGATGACGACGACCGCATGATGAGCCCACAGAATGCCATGTACGTGTGGGCGGCTAGGAAGCGTCGGTACGATGTGCGCGGGTTCATCTACGACTACGGTCGAACGAAAGCTCCTGCACTCCCGCAAGTTCTCAAGAGGGGTACCCTCTCGACGCGCAAGCGTATGGACACTGACTACTACACCTACCTGTGGGCGATCAAGGAACTGCACGGTGACATGTGGAAGGACTACGCCAAGGCAGTGTACCGCGAGAAGTTGCGCGAGCTGAAGGGTCGGGAGGTGTTGTGGTTCAGACGTGAGCGCATACCGGTCGAGGATCACAAGATCAAGCAAACACTGCTCGAGTTCGTGGTCTCTGTCAGGGACATCCAGCGCCGAAGCCGCTTCGCCCCACGCAGTTACACCTATAATTGTAGGTGGGGATGCGAATACCACAGCCTATGCGTCGCGGAGTATGCGGGGCTAGATATCGACGGGCTGATCAAGCAGGACTACACAACGGAGGATGAACGGTATGCCGAGACGGAGACGCCCGACCTCCTCAAGGACTGACGTTAGTGCTCGCGTTCGCGCGAAGATCCACCCAGCGAGCGAACTCCCGCACAATCAGAACTTCCTCGTCTACGGGGACAGCGGTGCTGGCAAGACACGGTTCGCTGCGACTGCACCGAAGGTGCTGGTGATGGACGTGAACGACAAGGGGCACGACTCCGTCCGCCGCGACATCAACCCGGACTTCATTCAGATCGAGTACTGGCGTGAGGTCATCGACATCTACTGGTTCCTGCAGGAGGGAGACCATCCGTATGAATCCTTCGCTGTGGACACGGTCAGTAACCTCCAGAATATCTGCATGGACTTTGTACTGGGGGACGAGGCTGCTCGTGACGCTAGTCGTGACCCCGATATGCCGAGCCGGCAAGCGTGGGGCAAGGTCGGAAAGCTCATGCGAACCCAGATTACTAACTTCCGCAACCTACCACTCAACGTCATCTTCGTCGCTCAGCTACGGGCGAAGCAAACAGGTGATGACGAGGACGAAGACAGCGAGATACTTTACGGACCCGAAGTATCGCCAAGTATTGAGAAGACGCTCAAGGCTGCTGTCGGAACTATTGGCTATCTCACGAAGAGGGAGGTGGTAATCCGCAATAAGAAGACGAAGACCGCGCGCAAAGAGATCAGGCGCCGGCTACTGCTCGGCGACTCGGAGCACTACATCTCGAAGGATCGCAACGGTGTGTTCCCCGAGTACGTAGATGCGCCAGATCTCGCGGACATGCTAGAGCAGATCTATGAAGGAGGAAGTAACAGTGGGTAAGAAGATCCGGATCGACTTCAGTGGTGTAGAGAAGGAGATTCGCTCAGGCAGTCGGGCAGCACGTGTACCCGAGGGCGACTATCTCGTCAAGCCGATGAGCGCAGAAGTACGCAAGTCAGAGAACACGGGAGGCAGGTACTTCAACTGGCGTTTCCAGATCGTGCAGCCCACGAAGTACAAGGGCAAGACGTTGTACGACCGCACGTCCCTGAAGCCAGGCGCCCTGTGGAATCTGCGCAACCTGATCTTCGCCGCGACAGGCAAGAACATCGCCGGCAAGGTCTTGAACTTCGACCCCGAGCAGGTCTACGGCAAGGTGCTCATGGTCACCGTCGAGGACGACGAGTACAACAACCAGGTCCGCAGCCAGATCGTGGACTATCAGCAGAAGAAGCACTACACCGCGACCGAAGACTCAGCTGAGGAGGAGGATGAGGAATCAGAGGAAGAGGAGTATGAGGAAGAAGAGGAAGAGGAAGCTGAGGACGACGACGAAGATGAAGAAGACTTAGAGGATGTGGATGTCGAGGAGTTGTGAACGACTGGCACCTCGCCAGATTCCTCAAGAGGGTCGAGGAAGACGATGACAGTTGCTGGGTGTGGACTGGATATATCGACGAGAAAGGTCGAGGATCTCTGCACATCGAGGGTAAGTACGTGTACGCACACCGCGCTTCATATGAGCACTATCGCGGACCGATCCCCGACGGACATCATATCCACCACATCTGCGGTAACAAGATCTGTGTCAACCCCGACCACCTACGTTCGGTGACTGTCCAAGAGCATAGGATGGCTCACCGATAACCCCGCAGCGCGCGGAGAGGAGGCGTCGTACTTCGCGGGCGGCGCCTCCTCACTTTGGTATACTCTTACCATGACTCGTCAACCAGAAGGGAAGCTTGTGTCGAAAGCACGTCAGACAATCGTGCTTCGCGGAGGGCGGCCCTTCAAGATACAGGGAGGTGCAGATTCCTTTCAGGAGATAGGAATACCGGATCTACTATGCTGCTACAAGGGTAGATTCGTAGGGGCAGAGGCGAAGATGCCAGGCAACCACGCCACGGCTAAGCAAGCAGCCATCCTTGACGAAATCGCTGATGCTGGCGGTTACGCCATCGTGTTCACAACGGTCAGGGAGGTATCTCGCCTGCTGTCGATCATCGACCAGGAGGTAGAGCATGCCACGTTTGGTAGTACTGACTGGCCTCGTCGCTACAATGGGACTGAGCCAGTTCGTAGATTCCGCTAGCGCAAGACCGCTGCCTCGTTGGTGGGTTCGTGGCGCTATGTGCGTCCACCACTACGAAGGCAGTTGGCACGACAAGAGGAACCCGTATTACCGTGGGGGTATGCAGTTCGCATGGTCGACGTGGCGATCCGTCGGCGGGAGGGGTGATCCCGCTAACGCGAGTCCCCGACGACAACTGGATCTAGCTCACGCACTGTGGCGCATACGGGGCTGGAATCCTTGGCCTAACAGCGCCGCACTTTGCGGGCTTCTGTGACATATCCGACGTTTGCGATGACGCGAATGTGTCACTCACACGTTCTTTGATCCGTAGGGATCTGTCAAGTTGACTCTGCGTGTTCCGACATGTATGATCGTCACATGAAACGTCGATTGCTAGTCTTCGGAGACCGCGCGTGGGATGACTATGCCGCGGTCAAGCGGGAGATCAAGCGTCGGATGCCTGATGTAGTGATTGAGGGCGAGGCGGATGGTGCAGATAGCATGGCTCGCCTCGCCGCCGAGGAATTGGGCATTCGTGTGCTGAAGTTTCCCGCGGAATGGAGTAAGTACGGTAGAGCTGCTGGGCCGATTCGTAACCGTCAGATGCTTGTCGAGGGTCAGCCCACAGAAGCGATCGGCTTCCACCGCAACATCACTAAGTCCAAGGGTAGTAAGAACATGCTTGGGCAGTGCGAGAAACGTGGAGTGCCGACAATTATCTATCGGGGGTGAGGGCCTGCGAAGGTAACCCTCACCCCCTACGCACCCGAGCCTTGATGCCCCGCTGGGGTAAAGCGGAGGAGAGGGGCTAGGGTACGATCTTAGAAAGGCACTCTCTGACCGAACACACCCGGGATACCGAGGTGGTTCGCGTATCCGATCTCAGCCCACCCAGGCACAGTCGCATTGCCGATGGTCTGACCCTTACCACCTGTGACCGAGATGACTTCACCCTCCTTGAACTTGTCACCCTGCCCCAGCTGGGAGATCGTGTGCCCGATGTAGACGTTCTGCCCCTTGTATGGACCCGAGGTAAAGTGGACGATCGGGTACGATGGACCGAAGCCGTGAGGGTCAGACTTGACGGCGATCACGACACCGCTACCCGGGGCGATGATCGGACCACCTGGATTCGTCTGGAAGTCCTGCCCCTGATCGTGCCTGCCTGCGAGGTACATCGCACCCTGCGGCAAGAACCCGCCACCGTGACCACTCTTCGCAGCGGTCGGAATATCTGTGCCAACCATGGGCAGACGATTACCCCCCTCGACTTGTGAGGGCTCGCGTCCCTTCGCCTGCTGGGGTAGATACGACTGCCAGTTAGGACCGGGTATGTTAGGTAGTGTCAAGGTTGATCCGTCTCCTGTCCCAGTCAGACTGATCGACTGCTGAGCCTGCGACGCGAGGTTCTCAGCCTTCGCCATCATGGGCGGTAACCCGCCGAGTCGGGAAACCGCAGGGGCAGACATCGCAGGGGCGCTCAACCCAGGTGCCGAGGCAGTGACGGCCGGAGGAGCAGCCCCCACGCTTGGGGGTATCCCACCATTGAGAATGTCATTGACATAGTGCTGCGCAAACGACGGCACCCCACCCGCTTGTACCACAGCACCAGGTCCCGCGTTGTATGCTGCGAGCGCCTTAGGCCAACTACCGAACCGGTCGTACTGATCCCGCAGGTACTTCGCGCCGCCCATGATGTTCTCGACTGGGTTCATCGGGTTACCCACACCCAACCCTCGAGCGGTGCCGGGCATGAGCTGCATCAACCCAAGTGCACCAACAGGAGATCTCGCACGAGGATCGCCCCCCGACTCCACCATGATCTGCTTCTCAAGGAGACCCTGCGGAATACCGAAGTGCGCAGACGCAGCCCTGATCGTTGCCAGATATGGTCCGATACCAGCCACTATGGCCTCGCCGGAGTCTTTGACGGTGGCGTTGCAGTCTTCACTGCAGACTTCCAGTTCTTAGCGGCGACGCCGATACCAGTGTCACCCCACAGTGTGCTAGCCATTGACGTGAGGAGTGTGTCATCCTTGATGCCAGCGATCTGTGAGAGGTATCCCTGCGCTGTAGCGGGTGAGATGTGACCATGCTGCTGCAGGAACTGTACGCCAGCCTGGAAACGGTTGATCGGCGGCAGCGACTTGAAGCTCTTCGCGCCATGTGCGGCTGCGTAGTTCAACTGCCACAGTTTCATCTGTGCCTCAGCCTCCATGTCACCACGCACCTGTGAGATCATGTGAGGCGAGACGTTCACGCCACGCTTCTGCATCATCGCCACCTGCTGTGGTAGCGAGTGTAGATCGAAGTTGAGTCGGATTCGCACCGCGTCGGCTGGCGAAGCATTCTGCTCGAGGTCCTTCAGTCCGAGGGCGGCGGTCTGCTTGATGTTCGTTGCCTTGCTGAGCGGAATGCCAGCGAACTGTAGGGCAGCGGCTGCGGGACCCTGCGCGAATGTACCGCCACCCTTCTTGGAACCGAAGAGTGTTTTGCCTGCAGCGTACGGTTCGAACCGCGAGATGAGATCCTGGATCGGTTGCTCCCAACGCTGCTGACCGCGAAGCTGCTGACCGTACTTCGTAACGCCAGTGCCGTACTCGAGCAGTGCAGCAGGACCTGGTGCCTCGAGGCCTGCGAGTGACTGAGTTTGACCCTGCGTCAGTCCACCCATCGCTTGCACAAGCTGACCGGCAGTTTCCATGGGGTTGATGTCACTGCCCGCGAGGAGCCAAGGATTGTTACCCTTACCAATGGGCATCGAACCAGCCAACCACGCAGGTGGTGCACCACCATGCTGCATGTAGTAGTTGTCGATCTTCTTGGCTTCGTTCTCACCCAGCGCCGCTGCGGTAGAGGCCTGCCACGGATGCTGGAACGGGAAGCGACCGGCGAATGTCGTCGCGCCACGCGTCCATCCCCACGCAGTGAATAGCTTCTGCAGTGTCGCGCGCTCCATCGGTCCCATCTCACTGTAGTCGATGGCTTCACGCTGTGCCTGCCGTGCGACTGCGCGGAACGCAGCGGGATCAGTACGCATGAAGTGCTCTACCTCGGCAGCGGTGAGCTTGCCACCGTGAACGCCGGGCTTCAGGTAACGGTGGAGTTCGTGTGCGAGACTCATCCTGCGGAATGGCGCATCGTCCACAGAGTGCCAGAAGCGAGCTGCCTTACCGACTAGTGACTTCGCACCGGGAATTGCCTCCCCGACATTGAGCGGGCCTAGCTTCGTGGTCTCACTACCTGCTGTGGCGCGTGTGATACCACCACCGTAGTGACCGGCGCCTACAGAGTTGTCGTACATCGCCTTAGCTTCGGGTGACAGTTTGTCCCACTGGTTCTTCACCCACGAGGCGTTACGCCATGCGTACATGCCAGCCTGCGAGAGGTGCAGGATGCCATTCTGTACTGCCCACGCAGCATAACCGGGGTGGAGAAATCGACCTGAGCGCACAAGCTGGGTGACGTTATCCACCGTGTTGACTGGCTTCTGGAGCAAACCGAGGCTAGGATCTCTTGGACGGTATTGATTCCAGACGCGCTTCGGTATGTAGGCATAGTCGTGCGGTGCAGCCCTGATCTGGTCTACTACGTTCTCCTTCTCAGTGTTCTGCACAACCGTCTTGTCCCACTGCCTGGCTTGGTTTGCCTCGCTGTTGTAGGCCTTCGCGTTCTTGATGATGTCCGCTCGGTCAGGTGGCTTCCTGACAGCGACCCAGTCCTTGAGGTTCTGGAGGATGTTTGCGTTCGGTCCACTCGCACCGTTGTAGAGATTATGCCACTCCTCAGCATGAACGCGAGCGGTGCCCTCAGCGTAGGCCAACTTCTGTACCTCACCCGGATGAACAGGACCCTCGCGGATATCGCGCAGGGGGATCTGTGCGGGTGGCGCAAGCTTATCGTAAGGTCCCTTCATCCCGAAGACCTTGGCCAAGCGCACCTCAGCAGCGCCTCGCTCCATCTGAGTTCGCATCTCTCGGTCACGTCGCATGAACTTACCGTACCGATCCTGCAGGCGACCCACCAACGGGTTCGGGATCTCTACGTCACGTCCCATGATCCGCAGTTTCGGCCTCACACCAAGCAACCCGTCACGCAGCGAAGCCTCCGTAGCCGGATCGAGGATATGCTTCTGGATTAGCATGCCGAGTGAGCTCTTTGCGGGTGGCAGAGTCAGATCGTACGGCCTGTGCATCGCATTCTTCAGGAGCGGTTCGTGCCACAGCTTGTACTCGCTCGAACCTCGCAGTCCCTTGTACGCGGCCTGCGCCTCGGGGCCATTTGGATCTTTGCCCAAGGCATCGAGGAAGTTAGCAATATCGTCCTCGGTGGTGTTAGGCGGGAACTTGATGCCGTGAATCCCGATCTCAGACAACGCCTTGTGGAGGTCATCGATAAGTGGAGTCGTCGCCGCACCACGTACTGCAGGCAGTGCTTTGCCAGTGATCTTCTCGAGGTCCTTCAACACTGCCGCACCGTATGCGTCCCCGCCGAAGGCATTGCCGGGAGTAAACATCTGCTTCCACGTGTGGAGAGTGTCGGGGATGTCACCCTCAGTATCGGGGTTGATGTGGTGGTACATCGAGACGAAGTCATGGCCCTCTGACCTCAGCGCATCAACCTCCCTAGCGAAGTCCTGTGCGTCACTGTGGTTGCGGAAGTGGACGTTTGCCACAGAGTTGGCGCCGGTTGGTCGAAGTTCATCTGGCAGCCCACTTTGCTCCTGTAGCAGATCTGCGACATTCGCCGGCCACTCGTAGTGCGTACCCTCACCGCGGTACTTGTTGATTAGATCGCGGATGGCCGGAATATCCTCGACATTGTTAGCACCGTAGTGCAGCGGGTCAGTGTTGGAGTAGACCTGCGTCATGTGACTACTGCCGATGTCGGAGGCATGCTCGATGTGCATGTCCGGCACCATGGGATCCTGCGAGAGGTGAGCATGCTTGGCGAGGATGTTGGCGATCTGCATCCGCTGGCCTTCGGTAAGGTACGACTGCTCAGGGATGGGGCCTTCATGCACCTTGAGCGGGTCTACAGGTGCGAGTTTCGACATCTCGTTCGGGATACCTTGAGCTGCGCGCTCCTGGTAGAAATCGTGGTGTGCACCCTGGATGGTTTCCACGTCGATTCGCCCGGGCATGCCTGATTCAGCGGGACCAATCACGCGGTACTCTGTACCGTGGAAGTGGAAGTGATCGCCTGGCTTCAACGAGCCCACGCGTACCTGACCAGGTCTGAGTTCTGGCGCCTGACTCGGATCCCAACCGCCAGGCGGTTCGTATGTACCCTTTGCCATCGCTGCGAGGTCCTCAGGTGTGAGGGTTGTGGGTGCATGTAACTCATCCGCAGTGACTGGCTTGATTAGGTTCTGAAGTTCCTGACTCGGGTGGTCAGCAACTCGGTGGAAGACCTCCTTGAGCGTTATGCCCTTCGGTAGATCACCCATCATGGGCTCAAATACTCGCCGCATCGCAGGAGTGATGGGTTTAGATACGTCGGCGATTGACTTCTTCGGTACGCGAAGCTCGTGGACTGTACCATCAGGGTGCATGCCAGCGTACACGCCCGCTGCATCCTTAGAATCCGAGGCAAATACCCCACGCCCACCGTAGAAATCGCCGACCTTCGTGGCTGGTTTCAAGTATCCACTCTCCAGCTCAGATGGCCCACCGTGGAATATTGAGATATGAGGTCCTGCCTCAGGTGAGGCGGTGAGTGTACGGTCGTACACCGGCCGTCTGAGTAGAGTCTTGCCAACCTGACCCGCTGCCTCAAGTGGTGTTATCTCACCTGCGCGTGCGAGCGCTGCCGTGTCAGCGATATCTCCCACCTTCAGTGCAGCGCCTGCACCCGCCGAGACAAACGGCAAGATAGCCATCGACGTATTGAACGGCTGCCGCCAGAACGCACCGGCAATACTGCCTGGTCCCGTGAAGATGTTCTTGTACTGCTGGTACTGTTGGTCGGCGAGGTTCTTGAAGTACGTACCCTGACCCGTGATCTGAGTACCGCCTGGCTTCATACCCATCGCTTCAGAGGTCTTCTGACCAAGTTCTGCGCCGCCAAGGTACAGATGCTTGCCGAGATTATACAGACTCGGACCGAGCGCGACACCTGTCTGCGCAGCCTCAGTACCGAACCGCTGTGCAAAGCCAAGGAGTGGTGTAGGTATGAAGCTCGACTGCATAGCGGGTGACAAGAATCCTGTCTGCGTCCGCGCTTGCGCCTGCCTCGTTGCGTAGTCCTGCGCCTGCGTAGCAGTCACACCCGTGCCGGGACCCCACTTACCCTGCTCGAGGTTGCGCGCCACCTGAGCGAATCGCTCAGCCTGCTGTTTGCCGAACGGATTCTTGGGATCATTCCACCCAGTCCACGAGGGTGAAGATTCTGCCACCTGCTGAGTGATTCGATGACTTGCCGCGAGTCCAGGGTTGTAGTTGAGCTGAGCTCTCATCGCCGGGGTAGGCTGCATGATAAGCTTGTTGATCTTCAGACCCGGGTCCTTGTAGATCATCGGATGCTGACTGACATCCAACGCCTTTTCCTCAGAGGCGTTCAGCTTCGGCAACTTCGGCACCTTCGGTAGCGGCGCACCAAACCCAGGCGCACGCAGCAATCCCGGTACCTTCGGTCCGATGTTAGTGAGGTTGAAGGGCCGCATCTGGTCCTGACGCGCCTCAGCCTGCGCTTGGTCTTGCTGCTGCTCAGCGCGGCCGACTTGTGCCACAGCACCGAAGTTGATCGGCGGTAGTGCGAGTCCGTGAATGTGTGGAATGCCCTGTGGTGGTGAGGGGAGCCCTCGCGATGGATCGAAGTCCATGCCAGGGAGCCGACCCGTGTAACCCTGACCCAACCTGGGCCGAATCAGGTTCCCTCCTGGACCGATGAGCGCCATCTACCCGGTGGGTGGAGTCGCTTGGAGGATGAAGTCAGTCATCGCCTGCCTGTAAGCTTTGCCCGTCTTACCCTTGTACCCCTTATCCTTCGCCACAGCGCCTAGCTCAGGTAGCGGCATGCGGTGCAGTTGCTGGCTGCCGTAGACAACCTGCTGACCTGGCACCCAGTTCGTCAACCCAGTCCTTGCGCGGACCTGTTTGATGAGGAACGGCTTAGGTAGGTTGGGGAATGCGTTGGTAGCCATGTCGTACAGCTTGTTCGGGTCGCTGATCGGAGTGCCTGCGGTGTTGGACGCAGTGGTCTCGTGGGCGATCTTGTACCAGTGCGTCATGCCGGCCGGGGCATCCTTGGAGTAGTAGTAGGATCCCTTACCTGACTGCGCTGACAACGCAGCAAGACTTCCCTTGGGAAGGAAGGCGCGGTGCGTCATGCTGATGGTCTTACCACCGACACCCGCAGTCTGCAGGAACTTCTGGACATCCTTGTTGTAGGACTCCTGCAATCGCTGGATACCTACCTGCGAGGTCAGATTCTCGTGCTGCACGCGAGCCTGCAACGCCTGCCTCTGCAGACCCAGACGTGCCTGCGCCTCAGATACCTGGTGGACCGCACGGTACTTCTCGATGTTCGCCCTCGTCACCTCTGTGGCAGTACGAATGCCAGCGAGCTTCGCTGCCTCCTTCGCCAGCTTGTCGCGCTCCTGCGAGGCGTCGACTGCCTGCTCCTGCACCTGCCAATCGCGGGCCATCTTCGTCTTATCCATCGCGAGTGTAGCCTGCTGCGCAGTGAACGCTCGCTCCTTCTCGAGGAGCGTTGCGAGGTTGGTGTTCACGAGGTCAGACTTCGATGCCTGGTACTTATCTATCGTGTCGTTGAGCGTCTTGATCTGATCGTTGAAGAAGGCGTCAGACTTCGCTTGTTCGTTGGTCATTAGTGCAGGGAACACCTGGCCTGCAAACGCCTGGGCTTCCTCTGTGTTGCCCTGCGCGACGCCCAATGCGTTGAGCACACCCCCCGCTTGTGCAGCAGGAACCTGCGCCTCATACGGGGCAATCGACTGGGTGAAGTCCGCTGTACTTACAGGTCCACCCATTTGCTGCGCGAGTTGCTGAGCCTGCGCAGCGAGTTGCTGATGGACCTGGTTCATGCGCGTGCCTTCGGCTGCAAAGACGTTCATCTCCTGCTGTGTCGCCTCGTCCTGAGACGACTGTACTGCCTGAGCGGAAGCATTTACATACGGCAGGAGTTGTGAGCCTTCCTGCGAGATGTCCTGCCGCGCCTGAGCCTGCTCACCCTGATACGTCTTGACCTGTGACTGAAGAGGAGCTACCTCGCCAGTAATCGTCGATGCAGCTTGCTGCTGCGCAAGCGTCTGAAGCTGCGCGATGGTGTACGGCGTCGTGATCGGGTTAGGATTACTACCCGGATCGCTGGGGTTATTCGCCGATGCTGTTACGGTAGCGGCCATTAGATCCTACCGATTGGCGGTCCTGGTGGGAGAATGTGACCCGGAGGAAGGATTGGGAAATGGATCGGAGGGAAACTTCGGATCGGGGGATCCACTCGACGGACGGGTGGCGGGAACATGCTCGCCGGCGGGAGCATACGCGGGTCAGCTAGAGGCGTGGGGTAATGCAGACCCGCTGGGTAGTAATGCGACGAGAGTTGCGCTAGAGCATCGTGTACCCAGTCGGGAACGAAGGCGTGGCCTGACATCGCTAGCGGGTGACGACCTGCCCACACACTGTAGGCGCCAAGTTGATTGCCCTGATCGTACAGCGACTCAGCAGGTGGTGCGGGAACCTGAGGGTACGCGACACCCGAACCACCTGGGCCGAAGTAGTGGATACCGGGCTGACCCGGGTATACGGGACCAGGACTCGGAACAGTGTCTGGTCCCGTGACACCTCGCTGCAGAGTGGCCGAAGGCGGATTCGCTCCGCCCTCAATCATCTGACCACCCTGAGCCTGGGTGCCAGGATTCAGTCGTGACTGTGCAGCTTCCTGTAGACCACTGAGCATCGTATTCTCCTCCGGGGTTAGAGCTGTGCGCGGGACCACAGACTCGGGGCCTGCCTCGCCGATGATCGCATTGGTGGGCTGCGTGACCTCACCACCCCCCGCCATGGGCGTGATTGGCGCGGGAACGCCGGAAGTAGCGTACCCTGTGTCAGAATACGGAGCGACGTAATCGCCCGCACCATACGCCAAGCCCTGCGTCGGATCAATCTGGTACTCAGTGCCAGGCGGTGGCGGATTCTTCGTACTCCAAGCAGTAGCTCGCGCTGCAGCATTACCGAGGTTGACGAGATTCTGCTGGTTGTAGGCACTGACGAGATTCTCAGCACCAGTGTACGCCTTGCCCATCTGCTCTGGCACTGCCAACTCAGTCTTCGCAATCGACTGCCAGTACGGCTCCTCCAGTTTCGCCTGCGCAGTCCCACGGTACCCACTGAACAGCGTACTCGCACGATCCATATTCATGGTGTTCTGGATGTCTGCATCGCTGACGCCCTGACGTGCTAGATCCTCCGCAGCAGCTGCATTCCTCTCGATACTGCCGGGTGTATGTGCACCTGTAGCGGGATTTGTGTAGCCAAGCTGATCGAGGAACGTACCGTATCGCTGGTTGATGTTTGCGCGGAGGATCGCATCCTGCTGCAGATACGTTGGATCAGTGTACTCACCCCCCGGTGGTGCGGGAGGAAGAATACCCGCCTGTGGTAGTGACGGAGGTGCAGCGCCGCCGATACCTGACGCCGTCTGTGGGTTCGGTGCGAGTGCACTCACTGCTGTACCACCATCCAGTCGAAGGTCGGGTTGCCTATGACAACCGCAGTTGAGAGTTGGAGGTAGAACTGCTTATTCGCTTTGCCCGCAGCCCAGTACTGCGCTGAAGGCACAGGGAAGCCTACGTTCTGAGCAGGCATTGTCACGTCATCTGGGCCCCACAAGCCATCGTCCTTCACAGTCTGACTCGGAACCGTGATGGATCCGGCATTTACCTGAAGCTGTGAGGTGGGTGTAAGTACGACCGAGTACGGCATGTTGAGACCGTGAGTGATAAGTTGCTGTAGGGAGGTCATCGACACGCTGCCCGATTGAATCTGCTTCGCGTTTGCGAAGTCACTCAGAAGCTGCGCGATCTGCGGATCGTAGACGCTGTTCATAAACCACAACAGCATGGTCCAAACCGTCCAGATCTGCTGGTTCGCTGCAGCAGTACGCATCGGGCGCTGTGGGGGCGTCGTTACAGTCATCCCTCAGGTAGTACTTCCTCTGCCTGTTGAGAGTTATGCTTGTTGACTTCTGCCTGTGTGTTGTCCCAGATAGTCACCATCGACTCAGGTGAGTAACAGGAGACGGGATTGCTAAGCATCTCATCGACAACTTTGCCATCTTCACGGACCTGCACCACAGTGGTGAGGACGATCTTGACGAACTCTAGTTGCCTCACGATGCCCCCTCCAACTTAGCGAGTCGCTGGTCGAGATGCTGTGCCGTCGCAACTAGCATCGTAGTTAGTTTGTAGAGATCCACGAAGTCCATCGAATCTTGAGCTACCTCACCATCACCGTCGAGTACAGGTCCACTGACAACGACCTCCTCAGGTAGTTCATCAGCCATCAAGCCGAGATGGCGATCAGGTGTCTTGTCCCGCCGATAGGTGTAGATCTTCGCAGCGAGCAACTTCTCGACTGGCGGTTTCTTGAACTCTTTGATGGTCTTCTTTGTCTCGCGGTCGGATAAGACGGTGAACGCGGCGGCCCGCCAGGTGCCGTAGCTGGTGGTGTACAGGTCGAGCTGGTTGACGCCGCTGCGGCGCACCTGCGTGTCGCCCGCAGCCGCGCCGGTGCCCCAGGTCAGCAGCCCGTTGTGGTCGATCGTGAACCGCCACTGCGTGTCGGCGGGCACCGTCATAAACAGGCCGCCCGTGTTGGCAGCGGCGGCGCTGGACATGATGTAGCCGTTGTTGAGGATCGAGGTGCCAGCGATCCCGCCTGCGCCAGGCGTCACGGCCCCCGGCCCGGTCGAGAGGACGTTCGCAACGAAGGTGTTGTCGGTCTTGAGCTGGCCCGCTGCGCCCCGGTAGAGGTTCGTGTCGACCGCCGCGTTGCCCGGTCCCCAGCTCATCAGGCCAGCGACGGTGAACTGGAAGCGCGGCTGCGTGTCGGTCGTGATCCCGGCCGTGAGCGCGCCGTCGGTCGCGAGGCTGCCGAAGTTGCGGATCGTGCCGGCGCCGCCGCCGTTGAGCAGGGTGCCGATCGTCTGCGAGCCGGTGAAGCCGCCGAGCACGGGACCAGTGCTGAACGAGCCACCGTTCGCCATTACCTGAAGCCCATTATTCGTGAGGTCAAGTGCTGCTTTCCACGTGCCGTTACCGAAGAGCGCCTTCGTCGCGTCATTCGGATAGCCTGCTAGTTTGCTGGGGCTGATCGCGCCAGTCGCGTTGATGTTGGAGTCGTCGATCCCGCCGTTGAGGACTGCCTGGATGGCTTGGAAGTTCGCAAGGACCTGCGAGACGTCTTCGGGTTGCCCAGCAACCATGGAGGCTGGGTTTACAATGTTGTAGAGACTCATACCTGACGCACCCCCAGTAGGTAGCCATCGAGGCCGCAGGCTAGGATAGTCCACTGCCCCGACGGAATCGGAACATCTTTGGAGCCCACAGGGGTGTAGTATTCACCGACAGTAGTGTCCTGATCGGTGAAGAGAATCGAGAAGTACCGCCCGTAGGCATCAGGATTGACAGTAGTCTCCTTGACGTTAGCGTCAGGACCCCAATCCTTAGTGGGGTCCCAATTACCATTACCCCAGATATCTACCTCGGAGCTAAGATCGACGAACATGCTCTTGTAGATATCAATCCCGAAGTTCCGACGCAGTTGGACGTTGAACTTCCCACGTCCCAGTACGCGCATACGGCGTATGTATTTCTCGTAGATCGGTGCCCCAAAGTCATACGCCGCAGTCTCTAGAGACGCTGTGAACGGCGTCCCGTCGTCCTCACCTGCGGTGTCAGCGAAGATCCAGTACAACGCATTGGTCTTACTCGACCCACCGAACAGGCGGATGACCGTCTGCCAACGATACAGATTCGCGCAGGTCATCGGAATCCTGTCAAGGCTCCATGGACCCAGGCCACGAATACCCAACGCAGTGAGCATCGCCAGGCGCGGGTAGTAGTTGATCTGCAAGTTATTAGTCGTCTGCCCAACCTCAGGTACAGCCCACGACACCTTCTGCCCAGATGCGTAAGCCCATGAGTACTGAAGTTGGTCGAAGTTCAAGACGTGGGGGTCGAACAGGGGATCTATCTTATACGAGATGAGCGTCGAGGGCGTATCACCTTCCCAGTGTGCAACACCACGCCGCGTCAGGTAGAAGATTCCCGCTTCATGCTGTATCACCGACCAGTGACTTTCAATCCCCTTCTCGTAGTCGTAGACGCGATTAGTGAAGGTTGACGGGTCAGTAACAAGTGACCCCGTATTGCGCTTACCTACGAGGAGATAGATCCCGTCAGACGCAAGCGCTCGGATCGTATCGCCATCACCATGGCGAATGTCAACCCAGTTCGCTGCAGGCCATGTCGTTGCATCACCCGGAGCGCTCGAGTACAGACGATCAGGATAATTCACCACGCCCGCTGCCCACATAGTGTCCTTCCACAGGCGTAGGTATCTAGCGCTGGGCGCAGATGGATAGGTGGTATAGTTCGCACCATCCCACGACGAGAACGGTGCTACTCCCGCACAGAAAAACACCATGCCTTGGTAGGTTTCCCAAGACATAGGTTGGACTTTCGAGAAACTACCAGCTGCCCCGACCAGATTCCACACTGTAGGCGTCACGGTGGGATCAGCTGTCCAGTACACACTACCCGCCGAGGTATGAATCATAAACTGCGGCTGAAGCGCATCTCCCCGCCTGAAAGTGTAGCAGCTGATAATTCGGTCAGTCGCCACGCCCACGGGTCCCTGATTCTGGCAACCCAATCGCTTAGTGAACCCGCCGCGCTCATCAAGGAACCCGTTCTCCGCGCGACGCACCTCAGTAGGCGCTAGGAGATCAGGCGCATACTGCATATTGATGCCGTCAGCGAAGCCCTGAGTGCGAACCTCTACACTTTTGGTGTCAGCTACCTGGGCCATTTCGGTACGATCCTAGGTCCATGATGATGAGATCGTCGAGCGGAGTTATGTCGTCGAGGTCCTCATGACCCACGGTACGAACCATTATGTCATCGAGGTTCAGCTCCTTGACCTGACGGCGAACCCACTCCTCGAGCGTCTCAGATTTCTTGCTCTTGTTCCACTCCTCGATCCACTGGTAAACCGTCTCGCGCGTAACTGTCATATCGGAGGGCATCAGAGCCACTGATTATCAGGTACCACCCTTTCCTGTTGCTCCTCCATCAGCCACGCCTCATTGGCGAGCATGTCAGCGATGGCTTCATCGACCCTACCCTGAGCCTCCTGCGCGAGCTGCAGCTCCTGCGCGCGTCTATGACAGCGCATCAGTGCTGCATCGAGTATCACCTCGTCGAGGAGTTGCGGTGTAGCTGGCGTATCTGAGAAAGCTACCATGTCGATGAGGTACTGCCTGAAGTACACCATCACCGTGATCACGGACTGCGACGGTGGGAGGATATAGATCGCGCCGTTATAGACGTAGTACCAATCCGCCGCAGCGCTCCAGTTCTGTGGATTCGTCAGGTCAAGCGGTAACCATTTCCGCTCGAACACGTCCTGCCGCATGACTGGCAGCTTCCTCCGCCAAGGATCTGTGGTTACAGTGACCTGACGCACATTGTCCGCACCCAGAGGTCCCATACCGCTAACCACCAATGGCGGATCACCCGGATTGATCGTGTACGACTGCGATGTCTCCTCCCACATCCACGGGTATTTACGAGCAAGGTAACGGTAGGCGAAGTTGATGATCTGGTACCGCTCATTAGGCTGGTACCCGTCGAACCCACGCGCTACGAGCGCATCGTCGTAGTCCTGCAACTGGAGTTGACCGTTAGCGTTTGGCACGCTGCGTGTGTCCTTTGCTCAGACCCACAGTGAGTGGGAGCGACTCGGCCTTGCCCTCGCGCTTCAGTGTGTAGGCTATTTCCTCACCGACCTCGCGCAGTTGCTCTTTGCTGTGTTCATCTCTGAGCTCCTGTTCGCGGTCTTGAGCACGTTCCGCTTCTTCATAGGGGTCGACGTATTGACGGCTGTGACTGTCAGATCTCTGGAGACGCTCGAGAGCGCGACCATCTAGATCAACGCAGGTGAAGATGAGTCGGTCGACTTTGTCCTCACAGTGCTCTACGAACGCATACGGTTCGGGATTTTCTGGGAGAAGTTCAATGGTGATCCGACGGCCATACAGCTCACGGACTTGGCGGACGATGGAAAGCACATCGTCTTCTAGCTCGATGACGCCACGATCGTGGTTATACCAAGCTTTGAGAGGAAGCATCTCCATCGTCCGCCTCCTATCCCGGAGTGAGTTACGGGATGTCGTCCGCGAGGTTGTAGAACACGCCCTGCGTCTTGCGCCGGAAAACGCCGAGGTCACAGTACTTGTAGAGGGTCGCCTTGTAGGCGTCTGTGTCGGGGTTCTCGACCTTACGCAGGATCGCGCCGTCCCTGTTCATCCACCGGAAGTCGTTACCGTTGAGCTGCACCCACAGCAAGTCGTCCGGGCGGATGAAGAACAGGTACTGCTTCGGGCAGTCGTCATCGAAGACCAACGGGAACCCGTTGTAGTCGATGTACTTGAACCCGCCGTGCATCGTCCCAGCCAGCGCATCGTTCCAGCGCTTCTGGGACTTCAGCGTGTTCACATACCGACGGCGGATACCGCGGGTACCGATGAGCAACTGAGTTTCCCAACCCTCAGCGCCGATCTGGTCGAGGAGCAGCTGACCGAGATCTTCGTCGAAGGTGGAGTTGTTGCCGTTCTGCTGCTTGGCCTGCCAGTACTGGTTCCCTGCCACAGAGCAGTCGATGCTGTGGAGCAGGTAATTCTGAGACAGATCCGAGCGCATGATCTTCTTGAGACCATTGATCTCGTTCTGCCAGTTGCCTTCCACGCACGGTACGTGAGTACCGACAGTGATGCCGGCAGACTGATCTGCCCCGGAGTACGTGATCGTGCGGTTGCCGTCCTGCGAGATCGCGGTGATCTGCACCCGCGAGACAAGCACCGCGTTCGTGGACTGGTTCACGAGGTCGATATACATGCCGACCCGGAGGTACTGCAGGTTATCGACGTTGAAGGTGTTGACCGCCTTGGCGGTGATCTGTGCAAGCGTTCCAGTCTGATCACCGAAGGCCTGCCGGTTCATGTCCTTGCGGAGGTCATTCACCGCACCGACAGTCTCACCTTCGAGCAGGCGCAGGTACGCGCCCAGATTGCGCTCAGTGACCTCCATGGAGAAGCCCGTGAGTTGGATCTGCTTGTAGAGTTTGCGGACCTTGTCCATGATGTCCGCCCATCCCTGCTGACCCGGTGTGGGGAGCGTCGAGCCCTCTGCGCGAGCCGTACCTGACTCGTTACGAGTGATGTGCAGCGCGATGACCCACTGGCGGCCGGCGAACTCGACCACGTCCGCATCGCGGGAAATCCCACGATAGTCCATGGTCTCGCCATTCGCGGCATTCATCGTGCCCGCTCCAGCCTCCAGTTCCGGCGGCGAGTATCCGAAGAGGAGAATCGCACGCTGGTTTACCATCTCCCGTACCACAGGGAGGTAGTAGTTCTGAAGGATCGCGTCAGCTGATGTGGTAGTCTGTACCATGTCAGCTCCTCACTAACCGGGAGAGCCTTTGCCAAAGACCACGGCACGGGCGACGACGCCGTTGAGCGCCGCGCTAGCAGCCCCCAACTCGGTCATCTGAGCCCCGCTGGCACCAGTCACGTAGGCCTTGATCTTGTTGGCGACGTGGTCATACTCGAGCAGATACCCGAGCTTCGCGCTCGTGATATCCACATAGAGGATGGTCCCATTCGCCCCATAACCACAAGCCTGCGCTAACACTGGCCACCCACCTGTGGGGTAGGAGTTGTCCAGCGTGAAGTCGACGACCTTGGAGAACATGTCACCCATGGTGCCGCGAGCTTTGATGGCAACTGTCATCGTCATCTCAGCTCTCCTGTTCGATTCCGGGCAAACGCCCAGCCTTGATGTCCGCGAGGATCTGCTTGTTGGCTGCACCGAAGTCCTTGAACTCCTCCGGTGGAGCCGCCTGCGCAGCTGCACTACCGGGCACCGAGCGAGGCGTTCCCGTGTCTCTCGACCGAATGGCTGATCCCAAGGTATGGTCCCTGTCCTCGAAGTACGATTGCCGAGCGGCCTCGGACAACTCCTCAAGAGTCGTGAATCCACCGCGTGCAGCGGCGGCCGAGATCCACACAAGCTTCGTGCGTTCGGGGACGGACATACCGTCCTGCTCATCCAAGCCATCCCAGTGACGAACTACAAGGTCCAGGCGTTGCTGGGATTCGGCCGCCTCACGTTCTGCCATGATTTGGTCGACCTGCTCAAGCCTGCGCTGTACATCAGGAGGAAGCGCAGCACCCTCTTCACCTTGACCGTCATCTCGAGCGCCAGCACGAGACTCCTGCTGCAAGAGTGACCTCATCGCAGCCTTCGTCTCGTCGGACAAGTCCTGTTGACTGTCGATCAGGGTGTTGATGATGCCCTTGGGATCCTGCACGTAAGCAGCTTCGAAGTTCGCCAAGCGAACCGCGGAGTCCGGTTCGATCCCGTATTGCTCCAGGGCCTCGTACTGCTTGAGATCCTGGTAACGGGTATTTACCTCCTGGAATCGGGAGTACGGAATCGTCTCAGGTGGACCACCACGCTGATTGTCGGCGTTTTCCGCCCCCGCGGGCGAACGTGGTTGATCCTCCATTCCGGTACCCGGTACTGCAGCCGCGCCCTCTAGGCCTCCATCGGCTTCGATTTGCGCCTGCATCCTGTCTGCCATCTCACCCATGGTTGCCTTCCTGGCCTACGATTTTACGCCCTCGTTGGCGGTTGGGCCTGCCGGAACCGACTTACCTGGCTCACGCGGAGGCTGTGCGGGGAAGTCCTCACGGAGCTTCTCGTCCCGCATAGCGAGCCGGCGAGCCTTCTCTGGAGTCATGCGATAGGGGATGCGTCGTTCGATGCGATCCTCCAGCTCAGCCTCCAGCACTTCGCGCTTCTCCTCGAATAGCTTGCGTAGGTCGCTGACCTTGACGAACGAGCCCTGCGAGGTGTGCATGGCCAAACCGTCGATGACCTCGAGAGCGTCGTTCAGGTTACGAATGTCCTTAGGCAAAATGCACTATCCCAGGTCGTCCGCCCCCAGTATTGATCTGCGTGAACGCGGTCAGTGGCAAGCTGAGCAACACGCCCTGAGCGAGCTCACGGACCGTGATAATCGCCGCATCGGGGAGGTAGTAGGTGATTTGTCCTGAGACCGGATCTTGCTTTGATGCCACAGGGGCGTCAATGACCGCCGCAAAGTGGCCATCGAATCTCGAGGGCACGCCTGGCTGAGTGCCGTCAAGAATGCCCCATGACTCCCCCGTGAGGGGAGCTAGGACTTCGCCGGGTAGCTCTGGTGGTTCGCCGCGCTGTATTGCGAGCTCAGGCATACCGATCCGGCCTTCCGTTTCTGTGGATCTCCTTGAACGCATCGAGCGGCAAGATGAGCGTCGTGCCCTGCCCACGATCCCGCACGGTGACCAGCCCTTCGTCAGGCATGTACCGAGTGATCGCACCTGTGTCTGGATCCTGCTCGACCACAGTGGGATAGTCGATGACGCCTGCGACGTGACCGTCGTACTCCTCGCCGACGAGCTCGTGGTCGCCGTCGAGAACGACCCAGGACTCACCGTTGAGTGGCGGTTCGTGCTCGCCCTCCACTGGCTCACCCGGATCGACTCTCGCGATGTCGACCTCGATGGGCCGCTTCTCGGGGTACTCCTCCGAAGGCCAGACCGCGATGCCGGCGTCTGTCCCCTGAGGTCCGACGTGCTCGGGTGTTGGCTCCTCGCCCTCTTCCTCTTCGCCTTCCTCGGTCTCTTCAGCCTCCTCGTCCTCACCGGCTTCGTCGTCGTCGACTCCCTCCTCCTCCGGCTCCTCGGCCTCGAGCTTCTCGATGAGGTCGGCCTTCTTGTCGTGCTCGTCGTACTCGATGCCGGCTTCGTCGAGCTTCATCTTCAGCTCATCCTTGGTGAGGTCCTCGAGTGCTACTTCGGACATTGTTATTTACCTCCCTTCAGTCTTTTCTGCGCAGCAGATGCTACGTCTGCCCCCATTATGGAGGCATAGCAGATGGCGTAGGCATTCTTGCCCTTGCCCTTAGCCTTCACGTCAGTGACGCAGCGATCCATCACTGCCCACTTCGACTTAGGCATGTTGGCGTACGGCACTACCTACCCCCAGGCGTAGTCGGTCGTGGTTGTCCAGCAAGTGCAGGTTCACGGCGAGCGATCATCTGCGTTTGACCGCCGCCGATTATGTCGGGGATTGCTGTCTGCTGACGAACCATGCCAGGTACACCACCCGGTGGTGGCCCACCGTTACCGGCAGGCACACCACCTGCGCCCTCAGGCGCGCCCTTTGCGGCCATCATCGCCTGTTGCGAAGCTGCCTGTTGATCCGCCATCATTTTCTGGTGTTGAGCAACATGTTCGTCGAAGAGCCGGACTATACCGGGGTGAGTGATTGAGAGCTTGTCAAACTCCTCATCCATCATTTGCATGGTGTGGTGCATGATGTGGAGTGCGTGATCTTGCCACGCCTTCACCGGCACCGCGGCGGCGACAGTCTGCTCCTGTTGCTCCTGAGTCGCACCAGGTCGGAGGTGGAACATGCCTATCGCCAGACCATGTAGCATGACGTTATTCTCACGGTTAGCCTGCGCGATGTTCATGTCCTGCACCGAGGGAGCGCCACTACCGATGTCGAGCATCTCCTCGATCTTCTCGGGGTCGGTAAGAACACCGAGGGACACAAGCTCCAGCGTGTACTGTTGCTTGGCCGCCTTCGACCTCGGCATGGCGCTCCCAGCTTGACAAACGACCTCGGTGTTATTCTTCAGGTTAGCGCCCTTGAACTTCATGGCGTCGAACCTGCCATCGGGGCGATAGAACTGGACGATGCGATCCACGACATAGAACTGTGAGAATCGCTCGAGCGTGAGGCTACCTTCCAGTGCTATCGCATACTCCATGTTGTCAATTGTCGGGGCAATCTTCGTATCGTCCTCCTCCTGGAGGTAAGCGACTGCGACACCGCTTCGCACACCTGTAGGTACGTTGCCGTGCGCGACCTCAGATTGCCCCGATATCTCCATGATCTGCTCACGCAGGCCAGCAAGGAGCGACTCAACCTGCTGTGGCAGTTGGAGACCTTGAATCGGTTCTGGAGGCGGTACGTTCGGCACATGGACATACCTCAGGATCGACCCCGCGGCGGCTTTGATCTGCCCCTTGACCTTCTGCTGCGTCGCCACGCGCCACATCGGGTTGGCCATGTAGTCCTTCGCCTCGATGAGTTGGCTAACAATCTTGTCCACCTCGAGGTTCGGTCCACGGATGTGGTTTATCACGGTGTCAGGCCAAATGCTGCTAGCCTGCGGGATGTGTTGGAAGAAGACGAACGGCATCCGCTCGTCTTGGAAGGGGAATCCAGGCGAGACGTCAAGGATCTTACCCTGACACCAGCGCATGTACTTACCACCGTTGAGGTACGAATTGCTGTGGTACGTCTTAGGCAGCAACCAGAACGTGTGAATGTAGCACGCATTGTCCGCGTTGTAGCCTGCGCGCCAATTCCACCACCCCGCACGCTGCATGATGCGCCTCTCCATCGTACCGAGGTTCACCATCTCAGGCTGAATATCCTTCGCCTTCGCGCCGTACTCACCCTTGATCGTGTCCACGTCAGCAACCTCAGTAGTTATCAGATCTCTAATCTGATCGAAGTCCAGCGCGCTCTCGTCGGGGAGCAACTGGAACGGTGAGAACACCTTGTACTCGAGCTCACCCATCGGATATGACTCCTTGGGGAGCTCGTCGAGGATCCCATCGTCCACCATCTGCTGCAATTCCTTCTGACGGATCGGCGAGAACGTCGGATCACCTGTAGCGGGGTCGATCACGAAGTCAATATTGCCTGCCTCATCGTTCTTCGAGTCCCACCCGACGTACAGCGCTCCCAAGCCCGTCTGGATCATCCACCACAGGGCTTGTTTTCGCATCCGAGGCAGCCTAAACTTCCACTCGGCGTAATCGAGAGCGTTTCGACCGACCTTCGCGGCCGCAATGTCCACCGCAGCGTCGGAATTGGCGATCACGTCGGTGATTGGCTTGCTTTTGGTGAGCTTCGAGAGCTCTGTCCGCGCCACAGAGAGTGCGTGGTTGATGACCATCCGCGGTTTCTTCTCTTTGGCGTCGATCACGGGGTCAAATGTCGGATCTCGGTCGATGTATAGCGACCTCGCAGGGTCCCATGTGGCGTAATGATCGCCCGCGACTAGCGCCAAGTTGTTCCACCAGGTGATTTCCCACCCTCGACGCTGGTTCAACCGTCGCTCGCGCGCAGCCATGACCGCCGAAAGGAGGTCTGCGTCGTTCTTGCACTCACCTATGCGAGCCATTAGACCTCAGCTTCCTCCGGGAAGTCCTCCATCAGGATGCGACGTTCGTCCGCCGCAGCCTGCAGGTCGACTGCGCCGTAGTTGCGGGTGACGCCCGGGATCTCCAACCGGACTTCGGGCTCCTCTTCGGGGAACTCCTGACCCCCGATGTCAGCTTCCTCAGCAAGTTGGTACTGCTTGAACGTCTCGAAGTCCGCAGCGAGGAGGCGATCGAGGACCTGGTCGATACGCTTCCCATCGTTCGTATGCACTCGTTCGAGCGTTGAGAGTGCGTTAGCAAGCGTTTGAGAGACGCTCTGGAGAAACAGGAACGCACCTGTCAGGGTGACGACAAGAACGACAAGCAATATGCCCAGAAGCGCCCAGGTCATGCGAGCGTCTCCGCGGCGCGTGCCCGCCGAATCGCAGCGCCCTCACGCCTAGCCCGAATGTCAAGCTCCGCATTCTTGTCGTGCAGCTTCTTCTCTAACCGCTTGATCTCCTTGCGAAGTTGCTTCTCGGTGTCGGGCGAGATCCAGTTCGCTGTGACAGCCATGAGCCCGAGGCAGTCCATGCACAGGTAGCCTGAATCGCCCCAGTTGTACTCCAAGCCCATGTCAAGGAACGGACCCACCTCGCCGGTGTCACCGTCCGGCGTATTGCCCCTGCCGCACTTCATGCACGTCGCCGGCGGTAGCGTCATTCGCTCCACCAGTTGAATGTTGTGGTTCATCAGTCTCCTCTTTGCTCGAACCGCTTGTACCCCAGGTAACTGCCAAGGACTCCGATCAGCCCACCCGTGACACCGATGAGCACCTGGGTAGTGTTCTCGCCGAGTGTGGGAGTTGGATTGTGGCCCTCGATCACGTTTATTATCAACGCCAGTCCTATCTCCGCGGCGATCATGACCAAGCCGACGGCAAGGACGAGAGCGATCCAGTCTGACGGGCGGAACTTTGACACCTCACGCCTTCGACTTCTCCAGTACGTAGCTGTTGTCGTCCCACCACCGATCAGGAATGGTCTGTGGTACGTCAGGGCGACTGTCGTCTGGACTGCCCTCTTCGCGCCAGTCGATCCAGTCACGCTCGCCCGCAGTCATGCCCTTGTGCTGCGCGATCCTGTCGGCCTCCGCACCCTGATCCCACGCCCAGTCCGGGATCTTATCCGGCGCTGCAGATGGACGTTTCGCCTTGTCACGATCCGTGGTGTAGTACCACATCGCCCAGTCCCAGAACCATGCCGGTAGCTCAGTCACGCCTGAATCGCCTCCTCCGCCTGCATAGTCTTTCGCCATGTCCAGCACGAAGTCCATGGGGAACCCGCTACCACAGTCGGAGTGATTCCCTCCCCAGCTGCCTAGATCCTTGTGCTGACACACGCCCCTACCACTACCCTGCGCCGCACCAGGCGAGAGCTTCGTGATCGGAACGCCAAACTTGCCCGACTCCTCGGCAATCCACTTCGCACAGTTCCGCAGCATCTCGGCGTGGTTGTTCTTCCAGGTGGACGTTGTCCAACTGGCGAAACCGCACAGCTCGATCTGCACCGCGACGGGATTGGCGTCGGCAGCAGTCCATGCCTTGTTGCCACGCTTCACGTACTCGCCCACCGTGTTGGCCTTGTCGTCCGCGCCAACGTGGCTGCTGACTTGACTGCTGGGGTTGGCGAAGAAGTTGCCGAGCGACTCGATGCTCGTCGCGCCCTCAGCCGTATGTACGACTATCAGCCGCACCGCCGCTCCTCCTCGGGAGCTATAGTTAGGACTTGGGATCTGTCTGCGTGTCAGACTCATTGAACTCCTTCCACCCTGGCCACTCGTCCTGATCGTCGACCATCCTCGCCCAGGGGTGAGTTGGCTCAGGGCTCGGGGTCTCTCGTGAGGGCATGGGCCACATCCGCTCCCACTCTGCCTCGGTCCACGCCTGTTCATCTCGCTGTTCGCGCATCGCTCCTCTACTTCCAGTTGTCGAAGGTGGACCCAGAGCATCCCAGGGCGGCAACGCGCTTCTTGATGTGAGCTCGCGCTGTCGCGGTGTTAGTCGCCCTACCAATGGCATGGATGGCGTTCTCCGCGTCACCACAGTTGGCGATGGGAAAACTGCCGTCAGGGAGAGCCTGTCCCTTAGAAGCCATTGCTTTCCGTTGCTGAGCATTGTAGTCCGTCATACCTCCTCCTCACCCGACTGTAGACGTGAGAGCGCCTGGTCTGTAGCCACGAGCAAGCGACCGCTCGATGGCAGCTTCGAGCTCCTCATCGAAGTGGGCATCAAGTTCTCTGGCCTCCATATCAGCAACGGTGCGAGGCCGATTGACCACCTCAGGATCAGGAAGCTCATCCATTGCGACGAGGATATGTCCGAGGCAGTCGATGTTGTGGTCGTCTTTCTTTCGTGGCTTCTCGGCTGAGTCTTCTTCGGTGAAGTTCGTCCGCTGCGGCTTCCATCTGTACTGCGGAAGGTAGTCTCGCAGCTTCGGCACCGTCTCCGATTTGAAGATAAAGAGGCGAGGAGATCCTGCAGGGTCATCCTCCACAATCCGGAGTGGATGTAGGTGTCCAGCGCTAGGTCGAAGGTACTCGGTGATCCGAGAAATCCGAGCGGCGGGGTCGCGATCAGAGAACTCAGGGTAAAGTCCACATTCTCCCAGTAGGTCGTAGACGGACTTTCCGTCGTTAGCGGATCGTATTCGCGCTTCAGGCCCAACAAGCCGCCGGAAGATTTCTTCGTCAGGACCTCCCCAGTCATCCTCAGCCTCCGCTGCAAAGGTTTGCGTTGCCCACCACTCTATCGTCTGGTTCGGTTCCAGGATCTCCCTGTAGACGAAGCAGTTGCCGTCGAAATCACGGGCCAACCAGAACGAGCACGCCTCGTGCCGAATACCCGGGTCGAAGCACCACCACCGCTCCCAACTGCTGGGAATCCGGAACGGGTCGATCTCATGCACGGTGGGGTCGTAGTCGACAAAGATCTGACCCGTGAAGACGTCATGGCTGCCGAGGACGAAGCGGTCGTACCAATGCTGAGGTAGACCCTCAAACTGGTCCGTGTAGTCCTCCGGAAGATTCGGATTGTCGAATGGCGTGGCTTCGACACACTTGTACCTGTTCTTCCACGGCTGCGGCCGCATCGGATCAATGAACCTGCGCCACAGCCAGTTGTGTCCGTTCGGGTTGAAAAGCAGTAACCCCTCCCGAGGGGAGTGGTTCTGACGAAGGCGTCCGTGGATTTTCAGCAAGACGTCTTCCTCAACCTCCTCCGCCTGATCGAGGAGGAACAGCCCCAAGTTGTAGTTCTCGAGCTTGGCAGGATCGTCGAGCGGGAGGCCATGAATCTTCGATCCGTTGATAAGCTCGATGTAGAGATCCGACACGCGGTACGTGCGGATCGTGTTCTTGGGTATGCCGGTCCACCCTGTATCCTGTGTATCACCATTCACTAGCATGTCCCACGTCGTCGCCTTCAGCTCGGGACGAGTCTTACGAGACACTATCGCGTTGGTGCCCGGATACTCGATCAGACGGAGGAAGAACTCGACGCAGCCACTCGTCGTCTTGCCGTTACCCCACCCGCCACAGAATCCGCGGTACTTCGCCTTGAGCCCATGGAATTCCTGCTGCTTCGGGTTGGGTTGGTACGGCAGGTTGACGGTGGCGGACGTCATTTACATTAGAAGTTGGCGGTGCGCCAGTTGAGTCGGGTGAGAGTCTGGGTCGCTGCGTTGTTGTTCTTGCAGGACAGGCGGACCTTGTCGATGCCCTGGACGTTGTACTCCACGACCTGGTAGCAGTGACCGCCGGCGAGCACGACCGTCGCCGCAGCAGCGGTAGTGCCCACGTTGAGCACCGGCTGAAGTGGGGCGCCCATGAGCGTCACGCTGTCACCCTCGTATGGCGTCACCGTGATGCCGAGATCACCGATCGCGGTACCTGTCATGTCCGCCTCGACGGTCACGAAGTCAGTGCCACCACAGGGTATGTCCATGGTCACGGTTTGCCCCGTGGTAAGCGACTGGCCTTGAATCATGCCGCGCTCGAGCGTGACGCCCGCGAGTGCATTGTACTGGTCGATGGTTGCGAGTGCTCCCCGGACGAGCCAGGCTATAAGTGCCATTAGCCAGATCACAGGAAGTCCTCCGGACGCGGCTGCGCTGCGGTCGAGCTGTCAGCGGTCGGCTTCAAATCGCCTCCGCCACCAGGAACGCCACCCGGCTCAGGCGGTGTCTCAGTCGCGTCACTCACCATGCCGGTGGGAACATCAGGTCCACCACCCGGCACTCCACCGGGATCCGCGCCGCCTTCGGTGCCATCGTCTACGTCACCCATGCGGTTTCCATCCTTTCCCCGTTGGTGGTCTCTTCGGATTGCGCCAATTCTGCGTCGCCTTGCCCACAGAGGCTTGGTGTGATGCAGGACCGACACCGGTGGATTTCGGTGTCCGGAACACGCTACGAGGCTTCTTAGCCATACGTCACCTCGTGCGTGGCTCTGATTTGGCAAACTGCGATCCGTCCTTCTCGCTTCGCTCGCTCACGACAAAATTGTCGTTCGATTCCTCCTTCGACACGTCGCAGGGGGGATGAAAATTTGACGCGGATTCGGATCGCATTGCGATGTGAACCGTCGTCACGACGCACGCGGCATTGCATCGGATTCCGATGTGAATCCTTTACACAATGCATACAGATCCCGTACACGATCATCACAAGTACCCCGTATCATGAACGTTGTGAACATCGAACACGACACGACGAAAGGAGGTGAAGAACATGGCAGCGAAGACATTCACTCCTGCGGAACTCGCGAAGGATCTCGGCGTGTCGCCGAAGGTACTGCGCGCGTATCTGCGCAAGGAGCACACTCGCGCACCGGAAGCGAAGAACACGTCGTGGGTCATCCCCGCGGCAGTCGCGACGAAGGCGCGCAAGGCGTTCGCGAAGAATCGCGCGAAGTAGCGCGAACTCGCGAGGGGGCGGGTCACAACGATCCGCCCCCGCTTCATACTCACGAAAGGAACCACGATGCTCGTTCTCGTTCTGCTCGCGCTCGCCGCGGGATACATCATCGGTCTCAACTCATCGCACCGCTGAAAGGACACGACATGCCACGCAAGTTGATTCGCCCGATCCCCGGATTCGATGTCGTCTGCACCATCGGGCACGTCGAGTTCGGTGACGGACCGCACACGCCGACCGAAGCAGCGATGCTGCTGATCGCGCAGCACGACGCCGAGGGATCGTACTCGTTCCCTCACCCAAACGGCGGAACGTACCGCATCACCGTCGAGCACCTCACCGACGACGCCTACGACGGCATCATCCACGAATAACCGTCTCCGACTGACCCGCTCCGCGCGGGTCTTTCGGAGTGGTGGCTTCGCGGCCATAAAGCCGCGCGCGGCGTGGCCTACTATCTGAGTTCCCACAGCCTCCGAAGCTAGTTCCACAGGCCATTTAGCCTTTGTAAAATCTATGTAAACCACCGTTGGACCCCAGTCCTGTGGTGTCCACGTGTGATATAGTCGTTCTGTGAACGACATCAACCAACCACACGAAAGGAGGTGAAGGAAATGGCAGCAAAGACGTACACCGCTACGGAGCTCGCCAAGGAGCTGGGCGTTTCGCCCAAGGTTCTTCGCGCGTACCTCCGCAAGGAGTTCGCCCGCTCGGCTGACGCCAAGAACACCACTTGGGTCATCACCACCGCCGTCGCCAAGAAGGCACGCGCCGCGTTCGCCAAGAATCGCGCTGGCTCCAAGTAGCACTGAGAGGGCGAGGCGCAATCGCGTCTCGCCCATTCTCTCTCTCAGCTTCCGGGCCTTATAGCTTCGGCCACCGAGGCCGTCTATCTGAGTTCCCACAATCATTCAGGTCGCGCTACGTTGGCGAGGTTGACTGTGACGTTGACTGGACCGGTTTCTTGGTCTTTCGAGTGCCGACCTGTGAGCTCGAGCGCCAAACGCGCGGCATCGACTCGACCTCGTTTTGCGCGCTTTGCCAATCCTGTCAGGATTTGTGGACTGCTCATGTCCAGGTCTACGACCGCGTATTGGTAAACGAGATCTCGAAACTCCTGCGAATACTCCCACCGTCGCAGTTTGTGGTTGCAGGACGTAAGCTTCTGCTCAACCGTCCGAGCTTTGCCGTCAACTGGATACAGGTGGTCCATCAGCGCTCGAGCGATCTGGCTACGCTTGAAACCGCGGCCATATAGCCGAGCTGCTGTCTCACGGACCTCATTCCACTCCATCTGGACCGTGAACGGCTGATTCGGGTCCGATTTCTCCTGGAGACGGTCTGGGTAGGACTTTCGGAGCTCTGCTGGGCCCAAAATTGGCGCACGGACCGCTAACTTTTTGCCGGTTCGGCGTGATCGTCTTATTCCCATAGGGAACATTGTAAAGCAATTCCCGGACCCATCCAGCGCTGGTTGCCTACCATTCGGAACCCGTGGCAGGTCAGTTGCTGGGGTACCATGTAAAATCAATGTAAATAGTTCATGACCGTAAGCCATTCAGTGCATACGGAACTTGGATCGTGTATAATCATCACGATGACCACGAAAACTCCACACCAAACGAAAGGAACTCTCATGCGTTACACCGCAATCGCCACACGGATCTCTGACGGGGCGAGGATCATCGTCCCGTTCAGGCGCAATCTACGCAACCAGCCGTCGAACTGCAAGACGTTCACGGCGGAAGCAAACGAAAGGGCGGAAAGGGCTGCGAAAGCGGCCCTCCGTCAGAGAAAGGGGAAGTAATGGTAGTCGCAATTGCTATACGCAACGGCCACTTCGAGGATGTCATCGGACCATTCGACTCCGAAGAGGAAGCACTGGAGGCAACGGAACGGTATGAGTCACGCTGTCGACTCGAAGTCGCTCTGACGCTTCGTTGGACGATCACACCACTAAGGAAAGGAGACAGCAATGCCAAGCTGGCACGCACCGCTTGACCCCGAATGCCCCGAGGTCGAGCACGCATTCCAGATCGAGGTCGAATCGGGGGTCTGGATCGACGATCCCATGGGTGCACCCGTGATGGATGAGTTGTGGGAGGACTTCGAAAGGCGGCATCGCAAGGTCTGCACGCGCTGCCGTGAACACGGTATGGCAAACATCGAGGTGGTTTGATGCTGAACCAGGCATTCCGATACGCCGTCGAAGGTCAGGATGAGTTCATTCGCCTGATGATGGCACAGCACAAGCACACGCGGGACATGATTAGCGATTGGCTTGAACGCAAGCCGTGGGAGTACGGATCACTCGACTCCGTCGACTACATGGACGCAGCACTCGCGCTATCCGACGAGTTCATCGACAGGATGCAGGATGAGCGATTCCTCGAGGGACTCGATCACGACTACCTCATGGCAAACTTCGCGTGCGACGGGGTCTGCAATGAGCTATGGGAGAAATACCCAGATCCGGAGGACAACGATGAGTAGCACCATGACCGCATCAGAGATCGAGAAGGCACACGAGATCTACAAGTCCGAGACGTTCCACGACGATCCTGTCGACCTGTACCATCGACTCGTCAGCACGCACGGGGCAGGAAGCGCATCGAGGATTTGGCACCTGGCATGCAAACTCTACGACAGAGAGATCGAAAGGAGGTGATTAGGATGAGGCGATACTGGGGCACGGCAGAGATCGCTGAGGCGTGTGGCGTGACACCACAGGCTGTGACGAATTGGCTGACGCGGGATCAAATCCCACCGCCGGCATTTCGCCTCAGAATGGGACCCGTTTGGGACGCATCTCGTCCCGCATTCCGCAAGTTCATCACGACCAAGAAAAGGGAGGTGACGTGCTAGATCCAGACTGGACACCCGAAGCAAGCTACTCACATGCAGACAGACTGCTTGCCATCATCAAAGCCCAAGAGACGAAGGAGGTTGACGACAGTGGCGACGATCACCCAGAGGCACATAGTGGACGAGATCATCGAAGCCAACGGTGAGTACGGCAGCGACGAGGAGGGTTGGGATATACCGGTCATCAAGATCGTGGAGTACAACAACCAGTTCAATGGAGGCATCGCATGGGGACTCATCTACGAAGGTGAGGATCCCATGCGGTACGAGCGCGGCGGTGCAATCCTGAACCCGCGTGTCATCTTCGAGCGAAAGGTCGGCAATGCCAGCTAGGAAGAAAACGGTAGGAAAGCCCATCGAGAAGCCCGTCGTTGCGGAGGACCTGCATGCCAGGCGCACGTTGCGGACCACGATGAACATGCTCATCGGTGCGAGGATCCCGTTCAAGGTACACTACCCGACCAAGGGTTCCATGGTCATCACACTCGAGGGTGGGCTGACACACGATCAGCTCCGAGTTGCCGTCGACCATGGTGCGAGCATCGGACCGAACGCCCAGGTCATGATCCTCGTCCCGAAGCTGAGCAACGATGCCTAGCTGGTTCGATGAGGCGATCACACCACAGGATCGATCAGAGATGGAAGAATGCCTGAGGCAGATCCTGCTCGTGCTATTGCGTGGACGCTTGGTCTGCGCATACGTACCCGAACTAATCGACCAAAGGATGGGTGATGCCCAGAGGTAAACTCAGACTGTGGCGGTATCTCACGGACGATGGTGAGGTGCACACGTTCTACGCACCCACCGTCGTCCTGGCGGACAAATACGCCAAGCGATGGGCACGGAAGCAGGGGTATCGCAAACTCAAACGACTGCGGAGGAAGTGAAGACGCCGTCGATGGCATTTGACAGCCCGAGCCCCAGCATGTATAATAGACTGTGTCACTGCGTTACTACCCGCGCAGTTGACACTCATCCCCAGGGTAGGAAAGGCAGGTACTAATGGCACGTGCACGCAGCAAGGCAAAGGTCGAGGAACTCGACGAGGAGCTCGAGGACGAGGAGGAGCTCGACCTGGAAGACCTCGACGACGAGGCAGACCTCGAGGACGAGGACGTCGAAGAGGAAGACGAGGATGAGGACGAAGAGGAGCCTGCACCTCGCAAGAAGAAGAAGACCGCTGCGTCCAAGAAGAAGGCGAAGGCAGCTGAGGACGACGGGACAGTCGGCTCAGGCGATCTCGCCGAGGCACTTGGCACCGACGGTCGGAACCTTCGCGTGATGCTGCGCGCCAAGGGTGTCGGCAAGAACGAGAACAACCGCTACGAGTGGGACTCGATCGAGGACGCACTCGAGGAGTTGGGCTTCGAGGACATCGACGAGGCGCAGGACGCGCTGAAGGAGGCACGCGACGAGAGGCTCGAGGAGCTGAAGTCGCGCAACGCCAAGAAGAAGAAGGCGGCAGCGAAGAAGAAGGCCGCCGAGGAAGAGGACGAAGACGAGGACGACGACGAGGACGAGGATGACGAGGAAGAAGAGGAGGCGCCAGCACCGAAGAAGAAGGCGTCGACTCGGAAGCCCGCCGCCAAGAAGCCCTCGACTCGGACTCGGGCGAAGAAGTAGTCACTTCCAGGTACCTGGAAAGGGGCAGTCTTCGGGCTGCCTCTTTCTGGGCCCGCCATATGTCTAACGCATTGTCGGCTGCCAAGGTCGCGCGTCTGACGACGCATACATCACATCACACGTCGCATGGCATTGTCACACTGGCGACCAAGGCTGCCACGAAAACACGTCCCAATACACTCGAATCACGCGAAACGAGGGCATATTGAGTCAGTTGGCTACATACACCGAACAGCATGAACGTCCCTATGCGCTGCGTCAGCCCAACGGTAAGGGCGTAGTCGAGGTCAGATTCGCAGACGGGTACGTCACCATCTACAGCCGACAGCCTGGCGCTCCGAAGTTCGAGCAGGAGATTCACATCAGCCGCCGGGCGTGGTATGCATTGCTGAATGACCACAGGCTGGTGAAGGTGAGTCGGATGATGACTGGTCCGTCGTTTGATCGCTACAAGGCTGAGCGACGCTACGCGCTAGCGGAAGCTCAGCATCAGGCAGAAATGCGCTTGCTGAAACGCTCGCTCTATGGGCGACAGCGTCGTCGGCGTCGTCGTAGAACTTAGTCTTGCGCCACTCATCCAGCTTCGTGTACCACTGGACGACATCATCCATGAGATCCTGCTCGATCAGCAGTGTACTCAGGACGGAGATCGTCTCCATCGAATGGGCCACCATCCCTTCGTGGTCCTCGAGCAACTTGATGAGAGACAGGATCTCTAGACCCATGGCTGTACGGCCGGTGTCGAAGTTGTACCAGTACCTGGGTTGGGTCTTGAGGTAAGCCACAAAGACCTCAGTCGGACGGGCCATATAACTACCCACAGCCTTCAACCTCCCTTCCCAATTTATCAACTCTCATATGAGAGTTGCCTTTACGAGTTGCGAACCGATAGTCCAGTCTCCTACGTCGTTTCTGTTCCTCCGATATCCGCGCACGTATCAGTTCCTTGTAACCAGGGTAGGCATCAAGATGACGGTAGAATCGGTCGATTTCTTCCTCTGTCAATTTTCGCCTCATATAGACCTCATGCCCCACTTTACACACACATATACCTTTAGGTATAGGTATGTGTGTGTAATAAGTATCGAGGATTTGGAGTATTTCACGAGGATGTACTTGTCGGATGTAGATTTGACCGCGATTCGATTGGGTCTGCAGGTTTCTCCCATATACCCAACGTGACGAGGTCGTCAGCCGTAAACCAAGGGTAGTCGCGTAAATCTCCCACCTCTGTGGTAGTGATTAGTTCATCCATCTTAGTCATGGAGATTGTCTTGCGCTGCCCATTGCGCCATCGTCGAAGGACCTTGAGACGTGTGTTGGATAGGTAAGCAACTTCACGCCACGTTCCATGCCTGTGACGCATACGCGCGAACAGTTCCAATACCTCCGGTGTGATCGGCGTGTAGAGGTCATTGTGCTTGGGGTGCGGTATCTTACGCGCCATTGTCGCTGCTCAGGTACATCCGCCACGCGTAACCCGCCCCACGCTTACCCCCTTCAAGTACAATCTCCTCCGAGTCGCGTGCGCGACCCATCACCGTGCGCTTGTCAACCTCGAGACGCTTCGCAGCCTGCACAGCAGTAATACCCGGCTCGCCACGAATGAGGTCTACGATCGCACCGGTCAGATCGTACTTCAGTATCTCAGCCTTCATCGCCACACCACCTGGCTCACCCCACATGAACCGCACGTCCAAAGGACGTTGTGGTTCCATCGACCGGAACTCGCACTCGAGGTGCGTGCCTACCCAACCAGTGCGCGGATCATCGACCTGATCGCAGTAGATAGCAGAGTCGACCCACCCGTGCAGCGTCGTAGACCCAAGCAAACGCTGCCCCGCACGAGTGCGTACAGACACGTTAGACCCTTGCGGTCGCTTACCCATGTGGTGCAAGATAGCGATAGCGCACTGGTACTCGTTCGATACTCGCAGCAACCAGGTCAGGAACGGATACAAGTTCTCAGCCCTATCTGTGGAAATACCACCGAAGATGAGGTACATTGGATCCAGCACCACCAACGCGGGACGTACCTGGTCGATGGCTTCTACGAGCGCATCCTGATGCGAAGCATCAGTCAAGTCGAAGGCGAAGTTGTTTAGGAAGCGCAACGGCACCTCTGTGGGAAACTGGATCTCGATGGTATAGTCGCCGAGCGCACCGGGACCACTTTTCTCGAGTGAGTAGTCCCCCGAGCCGATGAGTCCGTAGTACCGTGCCAGCTTGACGAGGCGGTCCTGCATCATCCATGGCGCGTTCTCCTCCTGGATGAATAACACGGGACCGGGGGTGTGAACCTTGTAGCGGTTGAGAAACGGTTTGCCTGATGCCACAGACAGTGCGAGAGCCATCGCGATGGAGGTCTTCGACGACTTCGGTTCACCGCCAATAATGCCGTGTGAGGCTGCGGTCCAGATGTCCTCGACGAGCCACTTCGGGTCGGGTAGTTCCATCTCGAGGAACTTCTCGTACCTGATCCACGGCAACTTGGGCTCGGCAGCCTTCAAGCCCTCTGTCTGAGTACCCACAACCTCCGACAAGTCGGTAGGTGGCGTCTTGCCACGAACGTGGCGAATCGCGCGCCGTATGTCACGCAGCAGGTTCACCCGCCCACTATGCAGACCCGCCCACTTGTTCCACGCGCACTGTTCCACAACCGCATAAATCTCCTCCTCACCCCACCCCGACTCAGCCAACAAGCACTCAAGCTCCCACAGTCGATCCGAGCGCTCGCCCTCAACGACCGCATCCGCTGGCACTCGCAGCAACGCCCGAGCGCGGGCTGGCATATCCCGCCGAGGGATGACCCCGTCAGTCAGCACCCCTCGAGCGGGGGCAGAACCACGCACGATCGCCCAGATGTCCATGGCCTTATAGCTAATGTCCGGGCGGTACCACATCATACGCACCGGGGGTCCACCATCGTACTTCCAGTTCTGGGTGAACGGCAGCCGGAGAACTTGCGTGCGATCCCACCCGCCATGGTCAGCGCCCAGATGGTAAGAAAGAGCCTGGTTGATTCGCTCCCACTTCTCTGCTCCTACCCTGTGGTCTAGCTTCCACATCGCCTGATACCGCTCGGGCGACGACTCCCATGCCAGCGTCGGCACCGGCTCGACTTCGGGATAGACCTCATCGAGGTCTGCCCACAGCCAGTCAGAGGGCTTCATGTCCTCGTAGTTACGTCCGCGGGCAGTGAACATGCCGGCACTGAAGTACAGCGACTCACGATCTTCGAGGCAGGAGTTGATGCGGCGAGTAACCAGCGAATCAGCTGGCCAACGTAGGTGGTACGGTACCCAGTACTGACCGACCTTCGCTGGGAGATCGACCCAGCCTCGTCGATCACCCCACACCACGTCAAGGAAATCTTCAGAGATCCAATCAGTTGTGTCCACCCATTTCTCCTTTCAGGAATCGATCCCGACAGTACATTGTATCAAAGCCATGTAGCCTGAGAGAATCGAGTGACGCATGGAGGACGCGGATTTGATATGATCGTTGTGTCGCGCGTGCGTCGGGCACCGACGTACTGCGTGATCTGCGTCGCGCTTCCCTCCAGTCGCGTGACGCAGGGGCCGCGGGGTGTGTGTCCGGAAAATGGATGGGTCAATATGACGGGGACCCCTCACACACCCCGCACTATCCGTACACTGACAACTAGGAGGTGTTATGTCAGACTACCGTGACGTAGCGATGGCGTGTGCAGAGCTAATGGTTACGGTGGGTATCATCGAGGCAGCACTAGATGGTAACGATGATGCCCCTGACGAGGTGAAAGAGAACCTCACTGAGAAAGTCGATGCACTCGTAGAGCATCTGAACGGGGAGATCTTAGAGTTCCAGCAGTTCGGTGAAGCGTATGACCGCTAGGAAAACTAAGGTCAGTTCACGAAGGCTACGTAGGAAGCTTCGCATCAAGGATCTCTACGGCGAGGGGGTGAGTGGTAATCTACTCCGTGGGCGGTACGGGACTGACAAGGTGTATGCTTGGTTCCAGAATCGCCATCGACGAGGCATTCATCAGCTCGACGGCGGTGTGTACCACAGTGGTAAGCATTCGTGGCGCGTGCCGGCAAGTGTGGTGATATGCCTTGAGGAACCGCTCAGCAACTCGCAGATGAACAACCGTCTAGCCTGGTACGTGACGTGGGTGTCACCGCGAACAGGCAACCGCTTGAAGAAGTACTTCATGTCACCTTGGTTAGCAATGGAGTTCATCGCAACGAAGGCCGTACACGTAGACCCTCATACTGCGTTGGTGTCACGCACGAGGCCATACGATGTACCCGCGAAGTATCGGGGTAAGTTCCCGATCAGGCAGGAATATAAGGGCAGGACGAGAACGTGGTACTGGTGTCCACTGTGCATGCAGCCGAGGCGATTCAGGGCAGTTCGCCCGCTGCAGGAGTTCTACGCGATGGTCAAGGTGTGGTCGGACGAGAAGAAGAGGTACAAGTGGGTAGACCGAAAGCTACGGCTGCTTGAGTGCCAGTACTGTGGGTGCACGAACCGCGAGACCGTGTTCAGACGAAGCAACCAACCATGGGAGATCCGGAAGTTCAAGCGCGGCGTGCGTCGCGCAAGGAGAAGGAGGAAGTGATGCCTGACTTCAAAGGCTTCGTGCTCAAGCTGGAGTTCCGTGACCCGGAGGAGGTGGAGGTTTTCCTGCGGGGAACCATTGTCGCGAAGCAGAACAACAGCAGCCCTCTGTGGGACGACATCATCTCGGGGATCAACAGCTCAATGGCCAAGTTCTGGGAGGAGCGGATGAATGAGGAGCTGGGTGCGAGAACTGCCGCCGGCATGCCGTGAGTAGAAGTATAGCAAGTTGGAAAGATAGAAAGGTAGCGAAGCCTCCTAATCGCTATCGTGATCGGAATCTGAGATCCCGATACGGGATAACGCTCGCTGAATACGAGGAGATGGTAGAGGAGCAGGGCGGTAGGTGTGCCCTATGTGGTAAGCGACAGAAGCTCTGTGTAGACCATGACCACAGTAGTGGTGAGGTGAGAGGGCTCCTCTGCAAGATCTGCAACAGCCGTCTTGGGTGGTGGGAGACTAACAAGGAGCTCATCGAGGTCTACCTTGAAGTATAAGCCACGCACAAAACCCTTCAAGCACCAATCCAGGGCAACCCTCAAAGCGGTGAGGCATAGAAACCTTGCCGTATTCATGGAGCCACGACTCGGGAAAACGAAAGTGGCCCTGGACTATGCAGCAATCCTCGCGTTGAAGGGGGAAGTCAAGCGAGTGGTGATCTTCGCGCCGTCAATCGCCCTCGACGTCTGGCGCTCGGAGCTGCGTAAGCATTACCCGCTGTCGTACACGGTGGAGGATTTTGACTTCGTTTACCCGAGCGTTGTCAGATCAGACAACCATGTCCAGACCGCATTTTTTCTGGCAGGTAGGGAAGAAACTTTCCGGGCGTCTCGTCCTTCGGTGAACCTCGAGCGCCCCAAGCAGCGAATCATCGAGGAATGGAGGCCGGATGTTATCGTGGTTGATGAGGCACACCAGTACAAGCGCCCCGGTGGTCGTGGTGCACAGGACGCGTGGAGGCTTGTACGTCGTCTTCGAAAGCGAAACGCTACCGGAAGACCCTACTGTCTCCTTCTTACGGGCACTCCCAACCCCAAAGGGTGGCGCGATCTTTTTGCCCAGTTCCGCATCATGGACGACTCGCTTCTGGGTACGAACGCTGCTGCTTTTGACGAGGCGTATGTTATTCGTGGAGTTGGCCGACGGCGTTGGACAATCATCCGATACCAGAACCTCGCCCGACTTGAGCGAATCGTCCGACGTAACAGCATAAGCTGCACCGCGAGGCAAGCTGGCCTCGAGGGCAAGCTGTTCTGGCAGGTCCTGCCTGTACGTCTACCACAGAAAGCGAAGGAGCTGTATGACGAACTCGCAGAGAACTACATTGTTGAGACCGATCGCGGAGTTATTGATGCCGCTAATCAAGGTGTGCTCAGACTTCGTCTGGTCCAACTTACCTCCGGATTCACCACCGACGGAGAGCAGATCCACGAAGCTAAGGTCAGAGGACTCAAGGATTATGCTGACCAGCTCAGCGATCAGGACGAGTCAGTCGTCGTCTGCTGCCGTTTCACTGCTGAGATCGACAGATACCGAGAAGTCCTTCGCAAAGCTGGGTATCATGTTGGGGTGTTGGACGGACGAACCCGGCGCAGAGATCGTGGTGACGTGGTCGCCCGCTTCCAAACTGGCAAAGGCATCCAAGCCCTCGTCGTCCAGCATCAGGCTGGGAGTCTCGCCATCGAACTCACACGCGCCGCTGAGGTTATCTTTCCGACGTTACCCGACGACTGGGTCGCCTACTGGCAGTGCCTCAACCGACTCCGAGGGCCTAATCAGCACAGGCCTGTTAGAGTTACTGCGATCCTCGCGTCTGGCACAGTCGATCCTCGTATCCTTCAAGGACTACGACGAAAGGAGGACTGGCACGGAGACCTGATGCGTGATCCGCACAGGTTCCTCCGCGACGTGATACAATGACGTGATAGCAAACTCGACAAGGAGGTAGCACGCAGTGTCCATGCGTTGGCAGGTCAAAGGTCTGACGCTCGAGAACTACAATAAGCGGGGTGGGTCAGTCGGTGAACCGTTCGCGGCAGTGCAGATCAAGAAGGGAACCACAATCATCCTCACCAAGGAGAACGTGTTCTACGAGGGCGACGAGGAGCAGTCCTCGACGAAGGTGAAGCCATGATCCCGATGATCGTCGAGGGTCCTGACGGGGCAGGTAAGACATACCTAGCCGAGAAGCTGGCCGATCACTACGGCCTCGAGTACTGTCGCCCGCCGGCAGAGTTGCTGACATCTACGCATGGCCCAGCCGATGGCTTGGTCGAGTGGTGGGATGGGCAACTGGCGCAGGCGCCGAGTGATCTGTCGATGAAGATCTACGACCGCTGCTTCTATATCTCCGACCCGATCTACCAACTGGCAGTACCACAGAGGAAGTTGTTCGTCCCATCCGACGAGCTGGTGCGAGGAATCTCCAGACTGTGGAACGTCGAACCATTCCTGATCTTCTGTCTACCACCGTGGGACGTGCAACTCGGCAACGTCATGAACCCAGCCCGCGAGCGACTACTGGGCGTGGACGTCGAGACGCTGCTCAAGGTCAACAACGCCTACTGGTCTGCGTATGCGATGTGGTCGCAGGCGCTGTACGACAACGTGCTCAAGTACGACTACACGGAGGAGAGTGCATGGGACACACTGATAGACCATCTCGAAGCCGTGACCTGAGGACGGTTCAGGGCGAGCATCGCTACTGGCTTCAGCACAACTTCCCGAACCAGACACGCGAGCAGATCATGCTTGGCATGACTGAGGAACTGGGTGAGATTGCTCATCACCTACTCAAGCGCGCACAGGGTATTCGTGGGGAGGGTGTCGACCACGACGCAGAGATCCGCGACGGGTGTGCTGACCTCGTCATCTTCATGATGGGGTTGGCAGACCTCGAGGGCTTCGGCCTGATGGACGCGATCAACGAGGCATGGGACAAAGTCAAACACCGTGATTGGGTACTGCACCCAAAGGATGGTATAACTCAGTGACCAAGCTTGCTGACACGAGAGACCAACGCGATCCCACAACTCTGGGGCAGCTGATCCTCAACCGAGAGGACAAAACAGTACCTGCTCACGTCGAGGCCGACAGGATTCTCAGTGTCAGCAATAATGG